GAAGCTGTGTAGATTGGACGGCCTGAATCGTTGTAGCTCATAATCTTTGACCATTGCTCAGGTGTCACAATTAAGTTACGAGCAAATCCAAGAGAATCAGCATAAACTTCAGCAGCTGCTTCAGCAACGAAGCCAAGCAAGCCTGTCGCGCTATTTGCTTGAGCTGTTGGTGCTAATTGACCATTAGCAAGAAGTTGAGCAGCAACAAATTTATCTGTTGCAAGTGAATAGGCATATTCCATCTGACGGACTAGCTCATCAAAGAATACTGGATTGCTTCGGTCAAGAAGTTCAACGGAGAAGGTCTGGCCACCTGCATACTTATTAACATTTACTGTTAGGAAGCTGTTGGTCATTCCTGTCTCGACAATTGCATCGCCTTCGTTCTCATCTTCAACTGTTGGAACGGCTGTAATCTTTGGAATCTCAAAGCTCATACCAGCATCTGGTAAAACTCCGCGAGAGATTGCATCAATTGTTGAACGATCAGCATTTGATAGAGGATTGATAACCTCAGTTAGCTGGCGAGTTGGAATTAAGCCAGCGTTGTTGCTGGTGGTGTCATCTGCTGCCATAACATACTGGCGAGCTGCGTCATCACCGAGTTTAGCGCGGACGCTATTTTCAAGATATTTTGCCTTGGTGAATTCAAGGCGAGGTGCTGTGTAAAAGGCTGGGCGAGACGCCTCAACCATATTTGCTTTAGCTGCTTCAACCGCTTCTTCAACGGCAGGAGCAGGAGCAGTAGTGTCAGACACTTGGTCTCCTTCGTTTGGGTTCTCTGAGTCAGCGGTTGCTAAATCAGAATCTTCTTTTGGTGCTTCATTTTCTGAAGCTGCTACTTCGCTTACGCGAGCAGAATCAATTGCAGGATCAGTAACTAGAGATACTTCATCTAGGGTTGCTGAGGTAATCTGCATAATGCCTTTGTTGTTTGTCCATTCGTTAATCTGGGCTCCAACGCTAAATCCATCGCGCAAGCCTTCAGTTGCTTCAATTAGGGCATCTTCTCCAGCCATAGTATTGGCAATCTTGAAAGTAGCTTCGATGCCAGACTTAGTTACATTGTGAGAGACCATTTTACCAATTGGGCGAGTGCGGTCGTGCTCAAGAAGCAACTTGACTGGCTTCATTTCGATTGAATCAGCTGCAAAGACTGTTGGGCCAACTGAAGTATTGCCTTGCTCATTCCAAGTTACAATAGTTCCAGTTATGGTGCGTTTAATTGTGTCGGCCGCTGTAACGACCATTGGGATATTAACTTTCATTTGGAATCAAATCTTCCTCTCGCTGAATTTGCTCAACGCTCATCGCGCCAATGCGGTTTAGAATTTCATAAACTTGAGCTCTCTCTAGCGCGTTACCGCGTAAGAAGTCATCAAGTGCAAAGCGCGTCATTACTGGATTTGGTGTGAAGTCCGGCAATGATAAGCGTTCCTCAATTGCCTTAAGTATTGGGCGAAGTGAGAAATCTACTAATGAGCGCCGCTCGGACACCGCGTTTGAATAAGTCATAGAAGTCGTTTCGGCGCTCAAGAAGTAGGCAGGTATTCCACAGGCCCGAGCTAATTCTAGTGCTACATATTGACGCGCTTCTGCTAGTTGCATTGATTTAGGATCAAAGCCAAATTGCTGTAAATCAACATCTGCATTTAGGAAAGCTGTTGAGCGAGTTTGTCTAGCAGTTTTCCAAGCAGTTAGCAAGGATGAAATTCTTTCGGCAGTTAGATTAGTGCCATTAGACTTTAACACCATTGAAGGTGCTGGCTCTTTAGCATAATTTACTGCTGCGTTCTCAAGATAAACAGCTGCAGCAATTGTTTTGCCAGCTCTGTGAAGCAATCCTTCATCTCCACCATCAAATCTTATGATTGAACCTACGCCACTAAGCGGAACTGACTTCCCATCAACTTTATATCCAGTAATTGTGGTGTTAAGGAAATCTGTATCAACTGTAACGCGGTCTGGACTTACGCGAGTCCAAGCTCTGACGCGTCCGCCATCGGTTGCGCTATACATCTCGAGGACTTGACCATAACCAGCGCCATATAGCCAGATATCTTCTGCAAGCCAGCAATAGATTACAAATCCTGCAACTCTTGGGTCTGGCTGATTGATAACTCTGTGTGGATCAACATACTGGCCAGTTATACGATTAAAAGTTGTTAAAGGTAATGAGCCAATAGTTCCGCAAATGATATTGCGAGCTCTTGCAACAGATGGAACGCTCATTGCTAATTGGCGAGTGGTATTAGTTGCACCGCCGAGAATATTATAAACTGAATCTGAAATCTGAACTGGTGTTAAAGCTGCTTGAACATCAGTAACGGCAATAGGGCGCTTGGCCTCAACTGCTGGAAATAGGAAATCTCTTATAGCACCCATTGCTTACATTGTAAGCGAGCCTACTTACACTATTTGAATATCAACGCTACTTTCAGCCATCGTTGCATAGTGTGTTGCTAAAGCTGAAGCAATTGCTCCGCAGATTGTCGTATTGCTGACTTTCCGACCCATTACCCAGCCGCCGTCACCGAAAGGGAGTTTGACGGCGGATAGGCATTGTTTGGTCAGCTCTTCCTGTCCCGAGTGAGCTAACCGCTGAGATGAAATTGCTCCCAATAATTCATCGCAGCTTTGGGCATAATCAAGACCATCTATTGGCTCAACCCTAATTCCTGCAGGAGCTAACCTAGCTGCTACCGCTGACGCGGTTTTGGCTGAATAGGCAACCAGCTGAACTGGATACTTTCGCACCCATTCTGCTACATCATTAGCCATTGCTTTATCATCCAGATTAGCGGGGTTATGCCAAGTCTGCAGCAATATAACTTGGAACATATCTCCCTCAAGTCTTTGACTAGCGACTAAAGCCGCTTCTTTCCTGCTAGGACTTAAATCAATAGCCAGCCAAGTATCTGCTTCAGGGTTGAGTCGAAGTCCCTCAACTTTGCAACTCTCCCATTGTGAAGCACTTATGACCGGATTTATAACATTTACCCATTGGGTCAAAACCTCTGTGCGCACAATATCCTCAGGGTCATTTAGAACCGCCCTAATATTATCTGGATGAATTGTTAGTCCAAGTGATGGGTTAGCCTGAGATACACCTAGCCAGAAATCTGCAGAATTATCAAATTTAATATCTATTGGAGCTGAATATTCAAACCAACCAATATCATCAATAGATCCATATATAGCAGCATAAGCTCTTTCCTTTAATCTATTTAAGACTATTGAATGTTGATCTCCAGCTGAAGTATAAATAAAAGTTTGAGGATTAGGGCTAGCCATTTGCGTATATCGCAAAGCAGACCACACATCATCATCTTTAAAGTCTCTTACTTCGTCCATATGGACACAATTTGGCGCTGCGATGCCTCTACCAGCCGAGTTATTGGCCCTGACGATATATCGGCGGCCTTCAGTAAATTGAAGCTCCTGAAATCCCTTACTTTCCAGCTTCTTAGTAAATTCAGCAGCTAGTCTAGGATTCTGTTCAATAATTCCATAGATTTTATAGAATAGTTCTGCTGAAGTAGTTAGCTTATGGGCCGTATGAACTTGCAACTTTTCTTTTAATACATAGATCCTAAATAGGATATTAAGCGCCATAAAGGTTGATTTGCCATTTTGTCGTCCAACTAGAAGGCAGACAATTGGATGAGCCCATCGGCCGTCTGGTTTGTATTTAAGGGAGTGGTGGGCCAGCCATTGTTGCCAAGGCATCAAAGTAAAGCCAATTTCCTCGCAGAATTTAATCATTTGCTCGCCATAAGATGGGAAATCATTGAGTTTAGTGTGGATTCTGGGTTCTGGCACACCTCGGTAAGCCGATTCGTCCCTAACTCGGACAATCTCACCCAATTCAGCCAGAGCGATTTCTTTCATTCCGTATAGTGCCTAGCCGAGCCATTTTCAGGGAAAATCTTCCCAATGGGGGTCGTGGGTCTGAAAGCGCGCTCAAAAAAGGTAGGGGTCATACGATCTCGCTTAGAACTATTGCATTGAGTGCAACAAGCAACCATATTAGAAGCTTCATCAGTTCCACCCTTGCTAATAGGTATTAAGTGATCAACTGTAGTGGCTTCAAGCCCGCAGTAATGGCAGGTGTTGTAGTCTCTTTGTAATACTTGAAGTCTTGTCTTCTGATAGTAGCTGGAGTTATAGCGTCTGCTCAATGCCAGCCCTTAGTCTCTAAGTGATGCAATGCAGCACAGGCATCAGAGTATCTATGCCTTAGATATTTAATATGTGCATCAATCTGACGCCTAGGGCTAAGGTCTCTATACCAAGTAGAACGCATCTGACCAAGGCCATAGTGTGATCCATTACGAGCCTTTGGATTCCATCTACTCTCTTTATAAATTAACCAGTTATAACATTGAAACTCTT